TTGGAACAGTACATTACAGAAAAGAAATGGCATTATTAAGGGGGTATGGGTATATATGCTCACGGTGGAAGAAATCCGGCAGTGGATAAACAACGATGCAATGAGCCGGAAGAAACAGCAAGCACAGAAGGGCGTACAGTATTACGAAGGGGAACACGACATCAGAAATTCCCGTATGTTCTTTATCAATGCTGCTGGCGAAATGGAAGAAGATAAGACGAAAGCCAACATCAAAATCAGCCATCCTTTCTTCACGGAAATTGTGGATCAGGGCGTTCAGTATTTGCTTTCCGGGGATGCCTTCATTAAAAGTGATATTCCCGAATTGCAGAAGGAACTGGACGAACGCTTCAATGATAACGAAGATTTCATGGCTGAACTGTATGAAGTGGTTACAGGTAGCCAGGTAAAGGGCTTTGAATATATGTACGCCTATAAGAACAAGGATGGCAAGACCGTCTTTGAATGTGCTGACAGCATGGGCGTTGTGGAAGTCAGGGCAAAGGATACGCAAGACCATTGCGATTATCTCATTTACTGGTACATTGACCGCATTGACAAAGACAGCAAGAAAATCAAGCGCATTCAGGTTTGGGACGCATCCCAGACCTATTTTTATTGCCAGGTGGACGATGGAAAGATTGTGCTGGATGACAGTGCTGAACTGAACCCCAGGCCGCACACGGTATATAAGAAGCCCAATGATGCCAATACCTACTATGACAGCTACGGCTTCATTCCCTTCTTCCGTCTGGACAACGGCAGGAAGCAGTTTAGTGCTTTGAAGCCCATCAAAGCCCTTATTGATGACTATGATCTGATGAACTGTGGCCTGTCCAATAACATCCAGGATACGCAGGAAGCGTTGTATGTGGTACACAATTTCGCAGGGGAAAACCTTGACGAACTGATGTATAACATCAAGGCAAAGAAGCATATTGGTGTTGATGAAAACGGCGGTGTGGAAGTGCAGACCGTTGCTATTCCTATTGAAGCCAGACGGGCCAAGATGGAATTTGACGAACAGAACATTTACCGCTTTGGCTTTGGCTTGAACACCAACGGGCTGAAGGACACGGCAGCTACCACCAATATTGCTATCAAGAGCGCATACAGCTTGATGGATTTGAAGCGTAACAAGCTGGAAATCTGGTTGAAGCAGTTTCTGCGTAAGTTGTTCAAGGTTGTGCTTCAGGAAATCAACGATGAACAGAAAACGGATTATACGCAGGGTGATATTTACTTTGATTTCAACCCTGAAATCCCCACCAATGCCCTTGAAAATGCTCAAATCAAACTGACGGAAGCACAAACCAGGCAGACGGAAGTCACCACCCTGCAAAACCTTCGTGAACAGCTTGGTGATGAACTGATGATGCAGTATGTTTGTGAACAACTTGACATCAATTATGAGGACATCAAGGACGAATTGCCGAACCCTGATGAACTGTCACCGTATGAAGCACAGCTTTCCGCTGTTGTGCCGGAAGATGAAAACGCTGGTGATCTGATTGAATAAGCGTGAAAAAGAAGTCATCCAGATGCAGTTGGAACAGGAAAAGCGCACGTTGCATCAGCTACAACGGCAATACAACGCCGCCCTGTCCACTGTGAATGCACAGATTGCAATGCTGCAAGCCAAGGGACAAACCCCATCAAGACAGAACAGAATTGCCTATCAGAAGCAACTGAAAGAGCAGTTGGAAGCAACCATTGCCAAACTGCATAGTGAAACATACCAGACTATTGAACAGTTTATGAATGACAGCTATACAACAGGCTATGTAGGTGCAATGTATGACCTACACGGCCAGGGCTTGCCCGTTATTGCTCCGATTGACAAGGATGCAGTTGTCAAGGCCGTCATGACGGACACCAAGCTGAAACATGGCGTGTATAGGGAACTGGGCAGTGATATGGCAACGCTGAAGAAAAAAATCAGCAACGAACTGACCCGTGGCATTGCAACTGGTATGGCCTATGATGATATTGCAAGGAATATCAGGATGGCAACGGGTGCACCAAAGGCCAGGGCAAACGCCATTGTTCGCACAGAAGGCCACAGGATACAGCAAGCCAGCCAGGAAGATGCAAGACAGGTGGCAAAGAGCAAGGGTGCTGATGTGGTAAAACAGTGGGATGCCACGCTGGACAGTGCTACACGGGATAGCCACAGAAAGCTGGATGGACAAATCCGGGAAGTGGATGAACCCTTTGAAATCAATGGGCTGTCTGCCATGTATCCTGGTGAATTTGGTGATCCTGCCGAAGATTGCAACTGCCGCTGTGTGGCGTTGACCAGAGCCAGGGCGGCGCTGGATGCTGACGAACTGGAAACTATGCAGGAGAGGGCAAAAACCTTCAAACTTGACAAATCAAAAAGCTTTGCAGATTTCCAGGAAAAGTATCTAAAAATGTCTGAACCCCTTGATAATTCTGGAAAATATGGTATAATTAAAGAGGGCAAAAACTATGTAAGTAGCAAGGGCTTTGTCATTCATGAGGACAAAATAAAGAGTTATTTTCTTAAGCCAGGGGCAGACCACTATCAAGAGTTTTATGACGCAGGGTACAGAGGAACAGAGGGCTATATGACCTTTGATGCCAAGGTGCTTGCGTTGGCTATTGAAAGCGGCTTTGACATGAAAAAAGCGACTGACAGCAGACCGCAAACAGATGGCGGCGAGAAGTTTAGCATTTTCATGAACCTTGGATATGGAAAAGGAAAAAGATTCAGGACTGTCTGGAAGATTGATGCCCCAGGTTCTAAACCTAGATTGATTACAGCGCACAGGGAGGATTGACGATGGCTTTTGAACTATACGACCGTGTGAAAATTAAAAAGAACGGCGTTGTCGGTCATATCATCGACATTTCCGAAGGCAAGAATGGCACTGTATACACAGTAGAAAGCAATACCAAAGGAAAGCGTGATGACGCTGATTATCCTTCCGAATGGCCTTTGTATGACTGCAAACGAAACGAAATAGAAAGCATTAAGCACCCTGCATAAGCAAGGTGCTTTTTTCATGCCGAAAAACCAACGCACTTCTAACGCATTTTTAACGCATTAGAAAGGGGTGTTTCCAATGTGGTAGTCAACTACCAATCAACTAAATAAACCGTTGAGAAGGCTGCATTTGCGGCCTTTTTTGTTTGAAAAAGAAAGGAGTGGATCAAGTAAAATGATTAACTGGAAAGCGAAACTGACTTCTCGGAAACTGTGGGTGGCTATTGCCGAATTTGTGAGTATGTTGCTGGTGGCCTTTGGTATGGCTGAAGATACCGTCACCCAGGTGGCGGCACTGATTATGGCTGGTGCTGGTGCGCTTGCTTACATCATTGCTGAAGGGCTTGTGGATGCCAAGGCGGCTGAACCTGTAATCATTGAACCTGTTCTTGAAAAGACCGAAGAATAAAGACAACAAGCATAGAAGGGGCGTGATACCAACATGGAGATTGTGCAGTATTACCAGACAAAGAACCCGTGCTTTACAGCCGGAAGGAAAATCAAGCCTTCCGGCATTGTTGTACATAGCACAGGGGCAAACAATCCGAACATCAAACGCTATGTCGGCCCGAATGATGGCATTCTGGGCGAAAACAGGTATAACAACCACTGGAACAAACCTTCTGCTACCAAATGCGTCCATGCATGGATTGGCAAGGTGGCAGATGGCAGTTTGAAAGTATACCAGACTTTGCCCTGGGATCATCGTTGCTGGGGTGTGGGCAGCGGAAAGAATGGCAGCTACAATGCCAGCCACATTCAGTTTGAAATCTGTGAAGATGGGCTGAATGATGAAGCGTATTACAAAGCGGCGTTCGGCCTTGCAAAAGAGTTGTGCGTGATGCTGTGCCGTGCGTTCGATATTTCCCCTGATAACATCGTTGGACACTATGAAGCATACCAAGCTGGCTATGGTTCAAATCACGGTGATCCGAAGAATTGGCAGAAGAAATTCGGCGGCAGCATGGCACAATTCAGGGCAGATGTCAAGACGCTGTTAAACGGCGAAAACAGCCCTTCTAACACGGTTGTAATTGAGGGCAAGGAAACTATCAAGGAAACAGAAAAACCCACGCAGACAGCACAGAAAACGGCTGTAAATGAAAGTGGGGTGGTAACAATGAAAACACTTCGCAAGAACAACAAAGGAACACAGGTAAAGGTGCTGCAATGGCTGCTCAATGAAAACGGTTTTGATTGTGGCAATGCAGATAGCATCTTTGGTGCAAAAACTTTGGCGGCTGTCAAAGCATATCAGAAAGCCCACGGCCTGACTGCTGACGGGATTGTGGGCAGGAACACATGGACATCAATTCTGGCATAAAGCCAAACGGCTTTAGCATATTGCATCCGGGGGGATGGAAAACACCTATTCCAATAAGCGTGATGCAACCACGGTAAAAGCGTAGATAGAAAGGAATGTATCAAATGAAAACCAAACTGACCGAAATCTTGAAGGGCAAAAGCCTTGCTGACGATGTTATCCAGGCGATCATGGACGAAATGAAAGCGCAGGGCGTGTTTCTTTCTTCCGAAGAAAACATGGATATTCGTTATGGCAAGCTGAAAACCCAGAACGAAGGGACGAACAAACAGCTTGCAGAAGCCCAGGCTTTGATTGAGGAAATGAAAAAATCCACCAAGGGGCAGGAAGGCTTGCAGCAGAAAATCACCGCTTATGAACAGCAGGTGGCACAGCTTACGGCTGAACTGGAACAGGCAAAGCTTGATGCTGAAATCAAGGTTGGCTTGCTGGCTGAAAAGGCACTGGATGTGGATTATCTCACCTTCAAGCTGAAGGAAAAGGGCGAACTTGCGCTGGACGAAAACGGGAAAATCAAGGGCTGGGAAGATAAAGTTGCCGCCCTGAAAACCCAGCTTCCCACGCAGTTTGAAACGGCTGGCAGCAAGCAGATTATTGAAAACAAGCTGCCCCATGAAGAAACCCCCGGTACGGCTATTACCAGGGAAGAATTTAACAAAATGGGTTATAACAGCAGGGTTGCCCTGCGAAAAGAAAACCCCGAACAGTATGAACAGTTGATGAAAGGATGAATGAAAAATGGCAGATTTGACTAACGTGACCACTCTTGTAAACGGTGATGTATTTGATCCCCAGGTTGTTTCCGATATGATTAACGCCAAGGTGCAGAAGAAGGCCGTTATGACGGGCTATATCAAGGTTGACAGCACTCTGGCTGGCGTTCCCGGTTCTACCGTTACCGTTCCCCGTTGGGGCTACATCGGCGAAGCCGTAGACCTGGAAGAAGGCCAGCCCATTGATGTGACCAAGATGTCTTTCACCACTGCCCAGTATGGCATTAAGAAGATTGGTAACGGCGTTATGCTGACCGATGAAGCCCAGCTTTCCGGCTATGGCAATCCCATGGGTACTGCTACCAATCAGATTGCTATGTCCATTTCTGAAAAGCTGGATAATGACCGTGTTGCCGTGCTGTATGAATCCAAGAACGAAGTGGATGCCAGCACCGCCGCCATCAAGTATTCCGCTATCGTGGATGGCGTGGATATGTTCGGCGAAGAAGAAGACAGCAAGAAGGTTATTCTGATCCACAGCAAGCAGAAGACCCAGCTGCGCAAGGATGCCGACTTCCTGTCTGCTGACAAGTTTGGCCCTGGTGTCATGGCTTCTGGTGCTATTGGCCGCATTGCTGGTTGTGACGTTGTGGTGTCCAACAAGATTGCACTTATTAAGTACGTCACTGCGACTTCATCGGATACTGGTGCAGTTGCGATTGTTGCTGATGCTTCCTATGTTTCTGGCACCAACCTGAAGGCAAGTCATGTCGCAGGTGTGACTTGGGATGCAACCAATAGTAAGATTGTTTCCCCCGCTGTGGGTGATTATGTGGTTGCTGTTGCCAACAACTATTACATGAATCCCATTATCAAGCTGAACAACGATGAGGAAACCGAAGATGATATGCCTGCCATCACTTACTTCCTGAAGCGTGGCAACCTGGTTGAACACAAGCGTGAAGAAGGCGTGGGTGACAAGATTATCTGCACTGCCTTCGGTATGCCTGCGCTGACCAACGAAGCGAAGGTTGTCATTCTGAAGACCAAAGCCTGATGAAAGGGGGCTAAACCCCTATGATTATGACTGTCGAAGAATTTCGGCAGTTTGTAACAACCGATGAAACCGATCAGGGGCTTGCACTTCGGCTGCAAGCCCTTGAAAGGGTTATCCAGGGGTATACCAACAACAACTTTCACAAGTACATTGTGAACGGTGTTATTGAATATCCTGCGGACATTAAACTGGTTGCTATTAAACTGCTGAAATGGGAACTTGAAATGCAAGACAAAACTGGCATTGCTTCTGAAAGCATTTCCCGGCATTCTGTCACCTATCAAGCAAGGGATGCAAGCAACACGGTCAATGGCTATCCTGCGGAAATAATGGGGCTTCTGCGGCCTTATGTAAGGCCCCGGTTCGGACAGGGGTTGAGCGTATGAGAGGAATTGGTGGCAATACCACAGCAACCATCCAGATCAGCACGGCAACTGTCAACGCCATTGGCGAAAGCGTGGAAACCTGGGCTGACATTCAAACCCTGCGTGGCTGGCTTGACTTATCCACTGGCAGCACTTCTTATACCACATACCTTGCAAAAATCCAGGAAAGCACACACCTTTTCATCTGCGATTATGTGCCGTTTAATAGCCGCATCACAGCCGAAACGGCAAGGATGAAAATTAACGGTAAAGTCTATGACATTACCTATATTGACAATCCTATGGAAATGGGCAGCGGCTCACAGCTTGAAATCTATCTGAAGTACACAGGTGGGCAGTAATGTCAAAGGTAACATTGATAGATTACAGCGAACAGGTGAAGGATATGCTGCAAAGCGAAAAGGTGGCATGGCTTCACACCTGGGCAAGTGAAATCACAGCACAGGCACAGCGAAACTGCAAGATGGATGACAAGGGGCAACTTCGTGGATCATACAGCAACTATGAGGACGAACAGAAAGGTGAAGCTACCATTGGCACACCTTTGGAAGCTGGATATTGGGAAGAGTTTGGCACTGGTGAACACGCTGTTGACAGAAGCAAAAGCCGGAATGGCTGGTGGGTGTATGTGAAAGGGCAAGCGTCCAGGGGCGGCGGCAGAACCTATGCCAATGAGGAT